CGCTGCCCGATGGCGTGGATGAGGTTACGGTTTGGCAGATGGTCAGCGCGTACCTCAAGGGCGAGATTGAAAACCTGCCCTCTGACGAAACCAAAGCACCGCGCCCCAGCGCAAAGCAAATCACCCGCGCTGAGGTCATGCTTGAGCTGTGGCATCACGTTGCTCTGATCGAGAAGGGCGACCGCAAACGGCTTAAGCGCGCAGTGTATCTCAAGGCGTCTGGTATGCGTCCAAGGGCCGTGCAGGAGCTTACCGGGTTGAACTACCAGCAGCTGTGGAAGGCCCAGAAAGACGCCTGTTCAGACGTCTGGGAAAAAATAATGCAATTATCGCAACTAAGGGGTTGATAAAACGTGAGACGATCGTGAGATTTTGGATAGAATTGGAAAAGTTACGTCCAGTTCATCCTTCCTTGTACTGCTCGATAAACGACCCACGCACCCATACGGGTCGTTGCTTTGTGTGGCGACCGCTACTCCCAGTCGCCACACACACCTTTTTGCTATGAATAAACGCTCAACCACAGCCGATGAATATCGCAAACTGTACTACACCAAAAGCTGGAAGCAGCTGCGCGGCACGATCCTGACCCGCGACGGCTATCGCTGCCAGCGTTGCAGAGTAACTTTAACGAACGGACGCTCTGATCCCCGCTCAGCGGTCGTTCATCACATCCCACCGCATAAAGGCGACCTGACCTTGTTCAACGATCCTGCCAACCTCGAAAGCGTATGCTGGCGCTGTCACTCAGGCGTGATCCAATCAGAAGAGGCGTTGGGGTATGACACGACTATTGGAGCTGATGGGTGGCCTAGCGACCCAAAGCACCCCATGAGTAAATTCTAACTTTTTTGATAAACCAATCTGTTTTAAGCTGAGGCCGTGAATTATAACAGATAAATGAGGCTTCTCTGGCGAGGCACACTGAAAAAACAAAAAACCGAGTAAGCTTTTGTTGTCATGAGTGAGAATAAAAACCACAAGAATTATATAGCTAGCCTGCGGGGCCTTATTTTAATTTGGGTCCTAGCATTTCCGGTGGTGATTGTACTGTACGGCAAATTCCCCGAGGCAAGTATCACCATCATATCTATCGCGGTTGTATTATCTATACTGGTGATAATTATTTACCCCTACAGAAAAAGGAAAACGCAGAAGCAATCGCAGCCGTTAGATGTACTTGCGTCTGATACAAAGCTTGTGACGTACGCACGTTTGTTTTTTAGAAAGCTTGATGGTTTTATCTTCACTTTCATGTTCACAATGAGTGGAACAATGCTTGTTATTCTAGGGAATATGTTTGCCGTTGGGGTTATGCTTAGAATAAATGACAAGTCGCTGGAAAGAGGATACGAGACCAACCCTAAAATATTTCTAGGTATGGTCTGCTCTTGGTTTATCCTCTGGTTTTTTCGTTGGTATATGAAGAAGTATCATCCAGATCACTACGATGGTGATATGTTTTAATTAGCTAAGATATTTGTGACTTTGTCAGTTTGTGATCCATTCTTCCATTGGGTGGGCTTATTCAAACCGTCGGGCAGACGCTAAGTATTTTTAAAATTACGCTTTGTCAGCAGTACCTATAGCGGGTCTCAGTGATCTTAACGCAGCGTAAAACTTTTCTGAATACCGGAGACGATGGGTGGCCTAGCGACCCAAAGCATCCGTCCGTCAATCGTTAAAATAGGATTGATCAATTCTTTGGTCAGGTGGCATCAAAGCAGAAGTAAATCGATCTGTCTCAATGACCATTGTGGTGAAAAATCTGGACATGCCCCACAGCTCAATTTGCTTAAAAACGTTGTCTTTGCTGCTGGCTAAAAAGTGTGTGCAAAAGAAATCACTCTCTGCGCCCATCCAAACTTGGTGCGCCGTTGCAAATTCTCCAACACTACTCTTGGCCCACTCGCCATGTGTCGTTTCGCTTGAGTAAATACTTTTAAAGTAAGATTTATACTCTTCTCTTGCCGCATCACTGTGTGCGTCGTGAATAGCCATAAAGTTTTTCATCATGCAATTATGTACGACAACGGGGGGGTGGGTCAAAGGCTAAAAGCTACGTTTAAGAAACCGGCGTCCACATCAAACTTTCTTTGCGTTTACGAAAAAAACCCGCTCTTTGAATGAGATCAAAAAGCGGGTCAGTACCAACAAGAGTATAGACATAATTATTACGAAGGACCGTAACAAGATTATGAAAAAACGATCAGACAAAAACAGCGCGACCTCTGCGGTGGCAGGATTTGTTGGTGCCATTAATGATCGCATTCCATTGCCTGCTGGAGTGGAACTGCGCAGCGAGGCTGAGCTGATAATTTGGCACCAGTTCACCCGCGCCCGCGCGCGATCCGATTGGCGCGATATGGACCTAATCCTGTTGGCGAAAATCGTGAAGATGGAAGCGGACATCCGCGCCGCTCAGATTGAGCTGGATGCTATGGGAATGATGATTGAGAATAAGCGCGGCACTCCAATACCAAATCCGCTGCTGTCAGTCATAGATACACTTGAGCGGCGTCAGCTGGCGGTTATTCGATCAATGTCGCTAAACCAAACGGCCTCTGATCCGCGCACAATTAATGGATCGGCTAAGGTTGAAGGCGATGCTAGAGCGGCTTTAAGGGATGTTGGAGTTGAGGGGCTAATCGCTCAGCCCGCTCATTAATCAAAAGATGCCCCAAATGGCATCAAGCTGTGTAAGTGCGGTAGCTCCGAATAAAATCGTTACAACGGTCTTAAACATGCCCCAAGGTGCTTTAAGGAACTTTGCTCCAAAGTTTGAAGCAGCTTCCTCTGCATCCATATCATCAGCATTTGCCTTAAGGTCATCCATGCAATCAAAAGAATTAATCATGACAAAAATAAACGTCGCCACGACCATTACGGAAATAGCTAGTGAAGGTAAGTCTCCACCCTGCGAAATGATAAATAGCGTAACTAAATTACTGAATATTGCGATTGTAAATCCCCAGTATAAGTCTCGCCCCCTCGTAGCTCCATTCCGCTGACGTCGATCACGATCTGCTGCAATGTTCATAATATCTGACATTTTTCTCTCCCTAGTTATGGCTACTGCTATCGAAAAGGATTGATCTGTTTCTGTCAAATATTACGCCACGAAAGATAATATCAACATGACACGCGGCGAAAAAATATGCGCATTTATTGAGCATTATTGCCTAATTCCAGAAGGCGCTCAGGTGGGGCAGCCAATCAAGCTGATGAAGTTTCAGCGCAAGTTTATTTTGGATGTCTTTGATAACCCGCACGGCACCAGTCGCGCTTATCTGTCGGTGGCGAGAAAGAATGGCAAGTCTGCGCTGATCGCAGCCATATTGCTAGCGCATTTGGTTGGGCCAGAAGCAAGGCAAAACAGCCAGATCATCAGTGGTGCTAGATCACGCGATCAAGCCAGCTTGGTTTTTAAACTAGCTGAAAAAATGGTCAGACTGTCGCCTGATCTGTCAAAGATTGTGCGGATCGTTCCATCGCAGAAGATGCTGGTGGGTTTGATTTGTAATGTTGAATTTAAAGCCATAAGCGCAGAGAGTGGGACCGCGCACGGGCTTTCTCCTGTCTTAGCCATCTTAGATGAAGTGGGGCAAGTACGCGGCCCACACGATGCGTTTATTGAAGCAATCGAAACCGGACAGGGCGCACATGCTAACCCGTTACTTATCGCAATTTCTACGCAAGCTGCCACGGATGCTGACCTCTTTAGCATTTGGCTGGATGACGCGGCGGTTGCAAAAGATCGGCGCATTGTTTCGCACGTTTATTCGGCTCCGAAAGATTGCGAACTTTCTGACCAGAAAGCGTGGAAAATAGCGAACCCTGCGCTGGGTAAGTTTCGCTCGAAACAAGATATGAAGGATTTTGCCAAGCAAGCTGAAAGGCTCCCGGCAAAAGCAAACTCCTTCCGCTGGTTATTCCTCAATCAGCGGATCGAGGCTCAGTCTCCGTTTCTGTCACGCGCAGAATGGGAGGCGTGTTGTTCTCCTGCACTTGTCGAGGCTGGTGATGTTTGTTTCGCTGGCCTCGATCTTTCGGCAAGTCGAGATTTAACGGCGCTGGTTTTGGTATTCCCCAAGAATGATCAGCTGCATGTTGTTCCGCATTTCTGGCTGCCAGAGGACGGGCTGAGAGACAAGGCACAGAGCGAAAAAGTGCCGTGGGATATATGGGCCGACCAAGGTTATCTAACCACGATTGCGGGGCCAG